GAGTCATAACCTTCACCGTACCGAATGGGCAGATGAATGAAGTGAACTTCATGCCGAAGTCTGTCTCGCCTGTCAAGATACGGAACGTAGAGTCGAGTCGGGCTGCTTCGTTAAGATACTGCAACGTCAGATCGCCAGCAAACGCGATGCGCTCGTTTGGTTGTCCTTTGATGTTGTTCTTAAACACGCGACGCAAGAAGTCACGGAAGTTAGCTTGATCGACATTACCGCCCGCTGGAGTCTCAACAACACCACCATATTGACGAATCTGTGGATCAATACCATCAGAAGTACTGAAACGATTCCCGTTACGTACGCCAATGTTTTTGCGGCCCCACCAGAATGAACGCTCCATGTCTTCCGCGTGGAACATTCCAGCATCAGCACGATTCTTCGCAAGTTGACTGCCTGTGTGGAACTGAACTGCTTTCGCTGTACCAGAAACTGCCCAAGCGTTGCGGAAGATTTGCGTATAGTTCTGACGAGTCGAGCCTTGGTTCACAACTGGAGTTGGGATGCCTGAGCTTTCTTCGTGAGCGTTACCGACTCGTGTGATGTGATCATTGATAGTAATGATCGCTGCTGTTGTGCCTGCGAATCCACGGGTCACACCAATCATAGTAGCACCATCGCTGGTATTTACGATGATATACTCGCCAGTCTCTTCGATGTTGAAGATCGTGCCAGGAATCACAGACGAAGCATCATCAATTTGTAGGTCGGTAATGTTCGCGGCGTAACCTGCTGCGAGTGTGAAGCGTCCAATAATCTTAGACTCTTCGAACCAATGAACAATAGTATTCATTGCGGGGTTAGATTTCATACCAGCAGTCAAAGCGAGCAATGGTGCGGAACCAGTTGCGCCGATCTGAATTAGGGCACTAGCAAAGTCGGGCTTTCGATTGCCGACAATGCCTCGGTTGGATTCGAATATACCTTGTACGGCCATCTCAAATATCCTTACGTTGTTGTTCCAGAATCGACGCTTAACTTCTTAGGAAGCCTGTAAAGTCGTCTGGATTTGCTTCTAGTTCTACATTCCCTGCCCCGCTATTAGCTGCGGGAACTGCCAACGATTCGCCATTAGCCATAGCGGTTTTCATGTTGGCGAGATATGCTTTAGTTTCTGACGTTGCTTTCGCTCTGTCTCCTCCGCTTCTCTCCATTGCTTGAGTAAATACTGCCTCAACCATCGGACGTAGTGCTGGATTCTTAGCCATTGGAAAAGCATCTAACATAGTATCGGTAGATTCTTTTGTGTTTGCTGCGCTGCTAATTGAATCTTTAACAAACTGGTGCATTTCCGTTTGGAATGTTTGCAGCAGATTCGCAGTAACCTTCAAATTTTCCATTGCACCTTGTTTGTGCATAGCTTGGAGTCCCTCGTTTAGTTTAGTGAAGTCGCCTTTAGCGAGCTGCTCCATAATTTCTTCATTGCTTTCGATTCCAGCGCCAAAGTCCAGTCCATCCATTAGCGCTTGGATTTCTTTCATTGGCTCGGCTGGAGTCGTTTCAGTTGCGGCTGGTTCGATTGGTTTACCGTCCGCATCCAAAGCCTTTGGTTTCTCCCAGAATGCCGCATCAGTCTCCGCTGGTAAACTGTTATCTTTTTCTTCTGTCGCCTCACCAAGCGGATTTGCGTCGGGATTCACTCCTGGCGTATCAGTCCGTATGAAGTGGTGTCCGCCCTCGGAAGCTCCGAAAGTGCTTGGAGTCGATGCTGGTGCACCACCTGTATTCGCCGCGCCTGTTGCGCCTGTATTCTCTGTCATAGTCCTATTCCTCTGCTATTGTGCCGTAAGTGGCGTTGTAGTTAGTTACGAAGCGCTGGAACGAGTCTTCTGTCTCGTCCAACATTTGGGTCTTAGTTGCGCACTCACGTAGTATGGCAAGTGCTGATTCGTCCGAGGTTCCTAGCCCCGCAGTTTGCAACCTCAGTGTGATCTCTGCTTTCTCAGCTTGAATCCAATCAAAGAAAGCCGTACCAGTCAGTGCTGTTGCTAGTTCGTGTTGAGTCTCACTAGGTAGGCTCTCCGCCACCATTTTCTGAAACATTGTCTTCTCCTTCTGCTGCTCCTTCGGGATTACCTTCTGCTGGCGGTTGAATCGCAAACTGTGATAAGTTCGCATCAACCTCAGTCATTTTAAGTAGGTAATCCGTCATACCTAAAATGTCAATTCTTTCTGCCGCCTGTGGATTCTGAAGCAGCATAAAGATAACTTCTTTCACCTTCTCAGCGGTAATTTCTTTATCGAGCGCTTTGAGTCCGTGCCCAATAACATACTCCAGCTGTAGGTCCAAGAGTTTGGATGCTGGAACTTCTTCGCCTTCAATTTTAATCGGCGCTTTGTTGTACTGAAGTATGTTGTAGTACTGAATGATTCGTGACGTCATAAACGCTTGTGAGTCAAAGAGCCTTGCCATCTTCTGCGTTCTTCGGGTTGCGGCCTGATTCAGTGTATTCATTTGCGTTTTTATCGCGCGGTCAACGCCAGCAATTTGAGCGGCTTCGGCTTGAGTCGGAACCAACTTACTCAGCAAGTCCATCTCCCCGCCGATAGCTCCGAGAGTCCCATCAGTGTTGACACTATCGCCTTTCAGCTCGGAATAGAACTGCTTGTGGTCCTTGCCTCGCGCTGCAGGAGTTGTTGGGATTCTAGCCGCAACCTCACCTTCAGGAACTGCGTCTAAGTTTACCATGCTTGGGTCATAGATCGTGGTACCCACCAGCGCCTTACGACTCGCCTCCATGTGCATATTGTGCAGGAATGAGATGAATGTTTGGAATGGGTGGATAACTTCCGCGATTGATTGTTGGTCGAGTCCCATGTCGTCCGCATTCGGTATGATGAAGGACACTGGAAGCCAGCGATGTATATTATTCATCTTCGTAGCTTCGATAATGCGGTCGCCGTTCATGATTGAGATTCTATACAGCTCAGTCGGTAGCATTCCGAGGACGTCTTTTGGTGCACCTTTATCAGACCCCGGCGGAATCAAACCAAAGTCAGCTGGGTCCAACCAGATGAACATATGCACCACTTCAATCCCATGCATCTTCGACTCAGATTCAGCGCCACCAAGAAATTCGGCCCACTGTTCGTTCTGTGTATCTGAGCCATCAGTCCGACTCCCAAGAATCTTCGCATATGTTGGTGGGTGAATGTAGACCTCCCTAGGCCATTGGGTATCCGAATCCACTCCCTCGGCGAACAGCTCTCCTGTGTTAGCGTAGAAGCCGTTGCGGGTTTCGCGAATCAACTCGTGCAGTGAATGCTTTTCGGCGTAGCCCACATACTCGCCCTTTTTGTGGAGACTCACAGGATCAGCCGATGGGTCCCAGAAGGTATTGTACATATCAAGCGCTTTAACGCGATTCCCTTGCCACACAACTTTAGACTGTGAGCGCAGTTCGCCAGAAGACGACTCAAGTACGTTACCGACTTCTTGGTCCCAGTAGGTTAGCTGTCCAGAGATATTATACTTGAGTCCCGCTTGGAAGAACTTATTCATTTCGGCATAATATGCATTGTATTTCGCATGTTGATTCATAAGCGTCACAACGGCCTTACCTGCTGTCTGCTCGTTCTTATCCCCAGCGACATTGTACGTGCCTGTGATGGGAGCAAAGATTCCCAAGAAGAAGGTAGTTAGGTCGTCAATGTGCATCAACGTGATAGGTATGTTCGCCTGTACGGGTAGCTGCTTGCCAGTCTCTTTCTGGGCTAGGACTCGTTTTCTGTCCTCAACCGACAACTCGCGGAATGACGCAACCTGTTGATCGACTCTGCGCATGCGAGGAAGCTGAGCGTCCCGCACGCGTTTACCTGTCGTGATGCGCTTCTTCAGGTAGGCGAGCAATTTCTCGTGGTTCGCTTGATTCGTAAACGGGTGACTTCCGTGTTGCGCGTGTGCGGGTACAGGAACTTTAATCGTTTTCTTTCTAGACATTACATGCCTCCATTCCATACGTAGGTTTAGGCGCAATTACATCGAGTCCTTGCCCTATCTCGTACTGTGTTAATATTAAGCCCATAAACTCTTCAAGCATATCTAGTCCCAAAGCGCAGGCATCTATTCTATCGTCTTTTTGATTCTGAATCGTTTTATTGTATTCCAGTAGTTGTGAGGTAACTTCCATATCTTGATCGTGGAGCGCGTAAATCGGTGTCCGCCCCTCAGTCGAGTCCATTGACGCAACCCACGCACTGATTCGGGCACTCTTAGCTCTACCCGCTGGGGAAAGTGGGATGAACTCCAGACCTGCGGCAGCATCACCGCGCATCATCTTGTAGACCTCAAAGAGCTTCAGTAGGGCGGATTGTGCGGCAGTAGCTTCGATTCCCCACACCCAAGCATTCCAGCGCTGGGCCATATCGAATGCGGCATCAAATAGTTCAGATTCCGTCATTTGGCCCGAAACGGTTTCGCAGACTGTTGTGAGTCCGTCCTTGTCAATGCCGTGTAATGCTACGCAACTTTGATCGTGGAGGATTGCATCGAGTCCATAAGCTGGGTCAATCGTAACGAAGGCGCCAACTAGGTCGTCCAGATTCGGTGCTGGTTGGTAGTTGATTTGGTTGAGTCCGAACCCGTTCGTTCCTTGGCCAGGCATATTCATCATCTCGCAGTACCATGTTTCGACTTGGTCCATGTCCTTGTATTCGTCTAGGTCTTCTTGAATCGCTTCGAGTGACCAAATTTCAGGCCAAAGTGGGCGAAGTGTTCCGTCACCCGCTTTAACTAGGCAGCCGTAAACCACGGGATTCCATTTAGGTCTGGCGCTCAAACGGGAGAGCAGTGAGGTATGGGCCAGCATGTTGCCGAGCCAGATAATCTTATTGTTTGGTGCTAGGGCTTTGATGAACGTACTAAACACCCAACGATCTAGATTCTTTTGCATGTTCTCGTTTTTGGTATTCGCTAGGTCTTCGAGGTCGTCAATGACAGCAATCTGTGGGCGTTTGTTGTTGATGTTGATTCCGCGCATTTGCTGTTCAGCGCCCGCTGATCTGAGCGTACAGTTTTTCTTTTTGCCGTTACCGTCGAGGATTGTGAATATCCATAGGCCGTCAACTTCTGACTCTTTGCTTGGAATCATCTTACCGAATACTGCTTCGAAGTTCGGAGTCCTTAGGAATTCCATTATATCGCGGCAAGCATTCTTAGCAATCGGCGAGGTGTTGGATAGGTAGACGCAGAACTCGTAAGGCGAGAACAGCCAGTACCATATCACAGTTATCTTCGCTAGAGTCGTCTTCGCGTGGCCCCGAGGAATTGCGAGCAAAACCCGCAGCATGTCGATGTCCGTGAGTCTATTCATAATATCAATATGGAACGGCGGAACCTCGTGAGTCAACTCCTCCTGTAGGAAGAACTCAATAAACACACGGCGATCCGTACGCAGCTTTTCTCTAAGCTCGCCTAGATTCACTTCGACCAGTTGCGTATTAACTGGCTTTACTGTGGTACCGTATATGTCTTGGGACTCTTGGGTCATTTACTCTGCCATGTCCTGTACTATTTCTTCGTACATTCCATCAAGTGCGTGGGGTACTTGCGATTCGTTTGGCTTTCCTGACGTGCCCAAGCAGCCCGATAGATCATCAAGAGTCGGCTGTGAGAACTCCTGTAGGGTGTCTACGGTCGCTGAGCGCTCAACCACTTGAGTTGTTCCGTCGCCTAATTCCTTTACATATCGTTCGTTTAGGGATATGGTAACGAGTCGTCCAGATTTATTCGGGTCAAGTGGGGTGGAGCTTGGCTGCTTATGTCTGCGCTGTGCGCGATTCGCTATGGTAGCTATCTTCAGATTAAGCTCTGGGTCTTTATTGAGCGTCATAACATCGTTGAGGTTTTTAACTGCTTGCGACTCTAGGCTTTCCCAGCCCTCGTCAACATTGTGCTCGCGAGAGATGGATTGCGCATGGTACCAAGCGGAAAGCTGCATGTACTCAGGCTGCCGAATCAATTCTGTGATTTCTTCAACAGGCACTGAGTACGCTTTAGCTACGCCCTCTGGGGACATACCAGCATAGAGCGAGCGCACGACTCCAAAGGTAGCCTCGTCAACGTCGAGGACTAACTCTACTTCCGCACGTTCTCTTGTTATGTCGGTATGTTCCATTCTGGTCGCTTTCTATTGTGGTGCTGAGACGGGAATCTTAACCCGCGTCACTTTGTTTGTGTCTGCCGAGTCGGTTGCACCCTGCTTAACTGCGAACGCATCAATGCAAACAACATCTACACCCAATTGAGTCACATCAACTACGTAATCGTATGCAGCCTCTTGGGGTGTATTGGTTGGGTTAAGTTGGTATTCTTCGAATCCGTACAGGACAGTAATGTTTCCCAATCGGTCCATGAAGAACAGTTGGATTGTCCAGTAGTTATTTGTCACCGCTATGATCGAATCCGTGTTCGGGTCGTACCGATTATTCGGGTCCAGCACAAGGTTGGCCGTTGGAGTTTCTGGGAACGGAGATAGATTCGGAGCAGTATAGTATAGGACCGATTCAGCTACGCGGTCAAATGTTTTTTGGTTCGGTGACGACGGAACCGTAGCCCATTGTATGGACTCGGAAAACATAACGCCACCAGTAAATTCCATCTTAAGCGTACCAACTACTGGATTCATATGCATCTGCGTAATTTCTGGGCGGCCCGATGTTCTACGTACGCTAGAGTCTGAGCTAATCAGGTGTGGACCAAAGTCGAAAGACTCAGGTATAATTTCCGTCATAGCTTGGTTCATCCAAAAGCGCGCCATTAAGCATTCACCTTTGGACGTTATTGAGTCTATATCCGTTGCAAGGGCATACTCGCCTGCGGCATTTGCAGTAAGAAACATCCGATTCGTAGCTGGAAGAAGTAGCGGCATGATAGCCGTAATCCCAAGTAGTTGCGAGTCGAGTCTAGAGACAAGCGGGTCATTGAAATCAGACAGTTGATACCCCTGCTTCGTGCTGTAGATCACAGGGGTGGCCTGAATCGACATAGCTCCAGCCACCGTGAAGGAGGATAGATTCTTCTGAATCCCAGTCAACCGCTCTGGTACATTTTGGGCGAGGGCCACAACTGAGGCCGCATCCACAAATCGATTCTGCGGTAGCACGTCCCCAGAGTTGATGGCATCTTGCAATACGTTCAGCTGGACTGGAAGGTGTTCTTCGCGTGAGAGTCCCATGTCACTTCCTCCTAATCTAGTGTTACAGTTACGACGCCATCCGTATTAGTGGATAAGCCCCAGATTGAATTTGTCAGATTCAGACTAAAATCAACAGTATCACGAGTCACTAATCTATGCCCATCAAGGTTACCGCTCGCAGGCTCAAGTTCCTGCTCTTGAATCAACGCCGCGCGGTTGCCAGAATTTTCCGCCATCCCAGAAGTACCAGCGCCACTGATTAAAGTCCAAACGCCTTTCGGAAGATGAATCGTTTGCGTAGCCATTTTTAAGTCTCCTATATTAAATTACCCCTGCATTCCTATAATATAAGCGGTAAAAGCTGGCGCGTCAACCCCCTACTTCAACTATTTCCCGAATCGATTTTTTATATTTTTATTCGCGTTCGGAGTTGCGGGATTTGGGTTAGGTTAGATTCGTTTTTACTTTTTAAAAATTTTCTATTTCAGCCTGAGTGAGCCATATTAATACGAGCGAGCGAAAAGTCAAAATGGGGGGATACCCACCCCCTAGTCTCAGAATACTTGGATTAATTATCGAGTGACTAACGAGATTCATTAGAGCTTAACCGTTACACGTCGAGCGTCGAGCGAACTGAGCGAGACTCATTTGCTTTGCGGAGCTTATGAACGAAGTGAATTAGCGAAGCTCAATTTTGCGAGGGGTATATAGTGATGAGTCGTAGATAGTAAAAAGCCCTCAGCACGGCTAAATGCAAAGGGCTTAGTAGTAAGTATTACTCGCATACGCGAGCGAGTTACCAAGAGAATTGTATTCGCACAAACTCATCTTCGTGGGCGCGGTTGTGTAGTGCCAGC